GACATTACGACCTAATAATCAATGAATTTAAGGTTGAAATAAAAACCAAAAGGACAAGATTTTATCCTCAAGGGCATTTTTTATGCAGCATTTCAAGTCATAATATCAACCAAGAATGCGATTTATATTTTTTTGTTAGGGTCTTAGAAGATATGCGAACCGGGTTTTTATTGGGCTATAAATCAAAAAATGATTTTTTCAAGAACGCTCAATTTAACAAAAAAGGAAGCCCCGATATTAGTGGTAATGGATGGGTTTTTAAGGCAGATTGCTGGAACCTTCCATTCAAAGATTTAGATAAATTCAAAAAGTAATTACAACCAATTAAACCAAACAACTAAACCCCCAAAACATGAGAAAATTAACTTTAGAACACAACGGCCTTTGCATCATTGACGCAACGCTTGAGCATACTGGCTTTCAAGGAGGCGACGCAGGACACGGAGGATATGTGGCTATGACCTTTCAAGATATGGCGTCAACATCAATGGAATGCTATGTGAACGATGACACATCAAGGGTTGAGCCAGTAAAAAAGATTGAAATCGTTTTCCGAGGCGACGACGAAAGGGATGGCTTGATTAAGATACTCAAGGCCTTCGTCAAAGAATTGGAAGAAAACCCTACCTGTTAGGTTGCAAGTGTGGAATAGTTGTGTAGATTTGTATTATACCCAATCGGATATAATTTATAGAAAAACCCAAAATTTATACGCATTCGGGTATAATCGTCAGCCTCTGTTCTTACCAAACCTCCCCCAGCGTCAGCCTATAACCTTACCAACCAAACCCCAAACCCATGAAACCAGAAATTGAAAACTTAAAAGCACACATGATAAAGTCGTCAAGCTTAACTTCTACCAAAGGGTTGGCACTTGATGAATTTTACAAATTAATTGATTATGTAACTGAACTTGAGAAATTGAGCCAACCTCCTGTTAGCCCCGGTTTTATTTCGGTGAGTGAGCAAGAACCACCACACAAGACTGAACTTTTGGCTAAATCACCAACAGGTGTAGTACATCTTTGTAGTTGGAGGCCCGCTTACAATATATTCACTTGTCAAGCCAAAAGTGAAAGTAGTTGGGATTGGAGTTGGAAGTTGATTTAAAATTACCACTAACTCGCTTATTTGTAAAACCAATCCAAACCTCAAGCCAACCAAACCCCAACCCCATGAAAACCATTAGCGATAGTGCTGACCTTAAATTGAAACAAATTGTTGTCATTGGCAAATTTAACGATGGTAAATGCCGTCAAGTATTGATTAGCCCAAAAGCAGAAGACGTTGTGTTGTCGGCAATAATGGCCTGTGAAAAACAAATTAGAGTGCTTGAAACAATAATTGAAGGCATTGATATTGAGCAGCCGTCATCTTACTAACCATTTCGTTGACACCACCAAAATGATAAACCCCAACCCCATGAAAACCACACCAATCGATTTCCGACGCTGGCAACTGCACATCCGCAAGGAGTGCGTCAACTGCAACCGACCCGACAAAAGCGAAACCATTAAGGCGTGGTCCGTGAACTGGACCCTGCTCGGTCGTATCCTCCAAGCCAAAAACGCCTGACGATGGAATGGGTAAAATGCTTGGACCGAATGCCGACACCTTACGAGCCTGTCCTGATTTTTACGACCGACATGAATCAAGCGTACGCATGGCTCGGAGATGGACGCTGGTACTACGAGCATCAAACGTGGTTCCTGACCGAAGTCAGCCATTGGATGCCCCTACCCCCAAACCCGTTCTAACATGGACCTAATCTCACGAACCATCCTTGGATATACCGCAGAGGTCGTCGGAGTCAGCCCCGATGATATATTGAGCGAAGTCAAGACCCAAGAACTGGTGCTGGCCCGATCCATCTTCGCAGACATCGCCTACTCCGAATACCTCTACACCTACTGCCAAATCGGGCGTATCATCAAGAGGAACCACGCAACCGTGATGCACAACCTTGAAATCCTTGCGATAAACATGAGAGCAAGGCCGGACATTAAATTCCTTCGTACACAGGTTCTTAACAGGACACGGGATTTTTTGCAACATTGACAACAACCCCCTCCATCTTTGCGTGAGTGAACGCAGAGGCTACCATCCTTGACCTGTATCGAAGCGGAGAAATCCGCAAGGCTTGCCTCACCATTACGGGGGGCAATCCGCTTTGGAAGGACCTCGAACAAGAGGTCGTCCTCATTCTGCTCGAAAAAGACCCCGACAAGATTACCAAGATGCAGGTCCAAGGCTACCTGCGTTTTTACATCGTTCGGCTCATCATGAACCTGTACCGGGGCAACAACAACCAGTTTGCTAAGAAGTACCGACATCACGACGAGAGGGTTGAAGTGGACCCCGAAACCCAAGAACTGGGCAAGGACTACGACTCCCTGCTCGATGACCTTTGGGCCATTGCCCAGCAAGAGATGGACTCTTGGGCCAAGGACGGAGCGTTCCCGTACGACAAAGAACTGCTGAACCTGCTCATGCAGACAGGGAACATGAAGGCCATGTCAAGAGAAACGGGCATTCCGTACCGGTCCATTATCTACTCAATCGAACAGGCCAAGGCTAAAATTAAAACCGCAATCGAAGCCAATGGATATACTGGTCTATCCCATCCTCATTAGTGCCTTGGCGACCCTTGCGGTCGTGGAGTTCCGGGTCCTGCCTTCGTGGTTCTACGCTTTGCCCTTTGCGAAGCGAAAGCCGTTTTCGTGCATGACCTGCTTCGGCTTTTGGCTTGGCTTTGCCCTGACCCTGCCAACCTGCCAATGGTACTTGGCCCCAATCCTCGGCCTTGCCTCATCTGCCACCGCAATTATCATTCGGGAATGGACCTTCAAATGACCAACGACCAGTTCGTAATTGCCCAGAAGCATCGCAAGTACTGGGACCAATATGTGGCATCGCTAACTATGCGACTGCCACCCGATGCGGTTGGTGAACTGCAAGCCATCCTCACGGCTCACGGGCGACCGCCCACGAATTGGTGGTGCGCTGACTGCGTAAAATCGGCCCTCCAATACATTTACCTACAAGCGGACTTGTTTGCCGAAGCCAACCAAAACACCATAACCTACCCCCTGAATGCCCCTGCCAATCCCGAACAATAACGAGTCAAGAGAAGGCTTCATCGGTCGTTGCATGAGCGACAACCAAACCAATGCAGAGTTCCCTGATACGGCTCAACGGCTTGCAGTTTGTGGCTCAACTTGGGAGAATCACAAGAGGCAGCAGTTCGAGTCTTATTCGGATTACGGCCAAGAGATTCGGGCAAATGCAAAGAGGGGGATTGAACTCAACGAACGCAACGGGAACAAGTGCGCCACCCAAACGGGCAAGGTTAGGGCAGCCACTTTGTCCAAGGGCGAACCCATCTCGCTGGAAACCATCAAGCGGATGCGCTCCTACCTGTCAAGGGCAGAAACCTACTACGACAACGCAGACGATACCTCGGACTGCGGTTACATCTCCTACCTCCTGTGGGGTGGCAAGTCGGCTTTATCATGGAGCAGGAATAAACTCCGAGAACTTGGCGAACTCGAAGGCGAAGGATGACGAAGCCCAAGTGCAGGCATCTGCTCGCGTATAAGGCGAACCATCCGTCAAGACCAAATTGAGGGGGGCATGGTCGGTCAGTACAACCCGTCCATCACTCAACGCCTCAACAACCTTGTGGAACGCCAAGAGAACACGGTCCACATCGAGCAGCCCCTGTTTCCCGACAATGACTGACAAACTAACCCTGCATCATGGCGACTGCTTGGAGGTGCTTCGTTCACTACCTGACTGCTCCGTTGATTCGATAGTAACCGACCCGCCTTACGGGTTGTCCTTCATGGGCAAGCGGTGGGACTACGACGTTCCAAGCGTTGACGTTTGGGCCGAGTGCCTTCGGGTCTTAAAGCCGGGCGGTCATCTTCTTGCATTTGCAGGAACGAGGACTCAGCACCGAATGGCGGTAAGGATTGAGGACGCAGGCTTTGAGATTCGGGACATGATTGCTTGGGTGTACGGGTCGGGGTTTCCGAAGTCGTTGGACGTAAGCAAGGCGATTGATAAACGAGGGGGAGCGACTGTTGGATTTGAATCCTTTCGTGATGCAGTAAAAACTGCAATGAATAAAAATCAAATAAGCCGAGCAAAACTGCAAGAGGCTTTAGGTAATTTTATGTTGTCCCATTATTTGACGGCTGGCTCACAACCTGCGATTCCAAATTGGCGTGATTATCAAGTCATACGTGATACAGTTGGACTTGGCGATGCTTATGACGAAATGTTTAGACCAGAAGCCGAGCGTGAGGTGGTGGGGCAGAAAACCGCCGGCATTGCCAACCCTGACGATCGCAACCGGCACACCATCGGCGGATCTGCAGCTGTTGTGGTGGACATCACCGCCCCCGCCACCCCCGAAGCAAAGCAATGGCAAGGCTGGGGGACTGCACTCAAACCAGCACTCGAACCAATTACGGTGGCTCGCAAGCCCTTGATTGGCACGGTAGCCGAGAACGTCCTGCAACACGGGACGGGTGCGATTAATGTGGATGGGGGAAGGGTGGGAACGGAGGAAAGGATAACTAATTGGAGTGGTACGGTTAATTATAAAGTAAGCGACCCAAAAATTGGAACCACAACTGCGACTGGCCGCTGGCCTGCCAACTTCATCCACGATGGGAGCGAGGAAGCCACCGACCTGCTTGGGGCTTCGGCTCGCTTCTTCTACTGCGCCAAAGCAAGCAAAGCGGATAGGGATGAGGGATGTGAAGGGTTGGAGGCGAAAGACAGGCCGACGATGGGGAGTGGCATTGGCAAGCAGCCCAATCAGTCACGGCTGAACAACAGAAACACGCACCCCACCGTCAAGCCCACCGACCTCATGCGATACCTCTGCCGACTTGTAACCCCCCCAAACGGAATCGTCCTCGACCCGTTCATGGGGTCAGGCTCAACAGGCAAGGCAGCGATGCTGGAAGGCTTTGCGTTTGTCGGGATAGAACGGGAAGCGGAATACATCGACATCGCCAAGGCTCGCATTCAATCCGCAGTCGGCTTGCTTTAATGTTTACCCTCACGACCGCTATCAGGCGAATCCGTCGGATGACGGCCCGGAAGAAGGTCATCCAAGGCGGAACAAGTGCGGGCAAGACCCTTGCCATCCTTGCGGTCCTAATCGACATCGCAGCAAAGAACAAGACCGAGATATCGGTAGTTTCCGAATCCATCCCCCACCTACGGAGGGGAGCAATCAAAGACTTTGCGAAGGTCATGCAATGGACGGGCCGATGGGTCGCAGACCGATGGAACAAGACTCTGCTCACCTATCACTTCGCCAACGGTTCAATCATCGAGTTCTTTTCGGCTGATTCCGAGGCAAGGCTCCGAGGGGCAAGGAGGCAGGTCGTTTACATCAACGAGGCCAACAACATCGACTTTGAGTCCTACTACCAACTCGCCATCCGTACCAGCGAGGCCATCTACATTGACTTTAACCCGACCCACGAGTTTTGGGCGCATACCGAGGTCCTGCCCGAACAGGACGCAGAACTGATCATTCTTACCTACAACGACAACGAGGCCCTGCCTGATACCATCAAGCGGGACATCGAACTAAACCGCACCAAAGCCGAAACGTCAGCCTATTGGGCGAACTGGTGGAAGGTGTACGGCCTCGGTCAGGTCGGGACGCTTCAGGGTGCGATATACGAGGACTTCGAGGTGGTGGAGGG